AACCTGAATTGGCACGCCAGTCACCTTCCCACAAGCCTTTGGCAATCTGAAATCCGCCCGAGTCGCCCAGCATGAACGTGCCTGGTTCACGTTTACGAACCATGTCTTCGCTGGCATCTTCTTTGGCCAAGTCTAGATTTGCGTGTCCACCTGAGTACAGGCTCCACTGATAAGGAAATAAAGCTTTTTGACTGTTTAACCAGTTCATTACCTCCATGTCTTGTAGTGCCTTAGGCATACGAGCAGGATCAACATAGTCATTGTTAACACGTTGTTTTCCTATAAATGTTGCATAGAAACCGGATATAGCAGGGAGGAACACTGCATAGTCCGATTGTTTTGCTGTTAAATTATCTTGGGTCATTGTAAAATTCTATACTGTTTATAAATTCATAATCTTTACGATATGCTAGTACCAGTCGTGCCTGTAAATCTGGTTTAGTTGTAATTAGATCGCGCATGAAGTTTGAAACTTGCTTTGTGTCATAGTTAGCTTCGCTAGAATTATTGTCTACGTTTACATTGGTATTTAGATCGTATCCTAGAAAAGAATTTATTTGTTCTACGATTTTATCGTTGTAGCGAAAGTATACAGGCGCATGATCTGCAATTTGTTGAACATAGTTTACTTGAAAATCAGTATGATCATCAAATATTATTTGATCAAAAATAATTTTTTCTGTAAGGCCGTTAAAATCTTGCAAGAAGTGATCGCTACCGTATCCGGGCCCAAATAAGTGTAATGCTGCATAGGTAGCAAAACCACTTACCCATCTATCTACTGGATCCCTAATTACTGCCAAAGTTTTTTTAATGTTATCGGGATTGTCTTGAATGTTCCAATGTAACCAATTATTTTCTCTAAGAAGATTGCTTAGATAGGTGCTGGCATTTTTTGGAATATTCAGATAAAAGATATCTCCAGAAGGCAGCAACATGCCTCCTCCTGGATTATACCCGTTGTTATATAACACTTACTTTTGTTGTGCTGGTAGAATATAGTTATATTCAGCAATGCCTGAATCAACAGTGATCATTGCTGCACCTTCGTCGCTGATTTTTAATGTTTTATCGCCAGACAATGAAAGAATACTGATCACTGCACTAACTGGCCAGGACCATGCTTTAGATAAAGATCCAGTAACATCATGTTGGAACACAAAGTTACCGCTATGGCTGCTATGGTCGCCAAAATAAAACACTAGATTGTTTTTTTCTGTTCGAGCAATAAATGTTGTCTCTTCACTGTTGGCCTGAGCTTGGAACTTCATTCTTTGAATAGCTGCCACGCTAGGTTCAATTTCTACTCCCCACTTGACACCTTTAAACTTGACTGTTTTTAGTTTATCATTGACAATAGCTGCCAACATAAATCTATAATCATTTTTGAAATCGCCTACTTTGTTTTCAAAATGAATACCAGACGGTACAGTTTCATTGTTGTGTGTTTGTGAAGTTACTGAGATTTGAGCATCTTCACGATATTCTTGAATGTTAAGAATAGTATTGAGTTTTGAAAGATTTGGCATACCAAATGTGCCAACAAATTCTGGTACAGGATTTTTAAATTTTGCCTGTACAATTACACTACGGTCTTCGGCAATGGCATCGATTACAGTTTCAGAATCTGTTCCTGTAATTTTAACTAGTTCGATGATACCAAGACCATGTGTGTGTTGAACGATATCTAATAGATAGTCACGCATTTATTTCTCCGTTAAAATATTATTGATTATACTTAATTGAAAAGCAATTGTCAATATTGTATACGAATTATTTCGCCCAAAGCTTGATGTGCTTTGATAGTTGACAATGTACCCGGTTTACGAATTTCAAGCCAATTAATGACGCCGTTATCGTAGGATTCTGAATTGATTATTTCAAATCCCAATTCACTACAAATTCTTAACAAATGATTTTTTGGCAAATAACTCTGAGCACCATTTTCTGCATATGCTGCACCGTTTGGTGTGTCTCCATCATTGTAACTAAACATCATTGTGCCACCTGGACGTAACATTTTAAATGCTTCTGTGAGATAATTCTTTGTTGTACTCAATGCCAAATAATTGAAATATTCCCAACTAAAGATAAATCCAAATTGATTTTCTGGTAATTCACTAAAAATATTTTCGTTTTGTAAAGGCAGTAATTTAATTTTATATTTACGTAATCTTGATTGATACAACTCACTGAATTGTCTTGCAGTAATATCTAAAAATTGTTCATCTAGATCTACGATGTACAGCGGGTCGCATCCTACAAGATATTGAGTCCATATGCCGGTCCTGCAGCCTAATTCTAATCCCGGATAGTGCCAGTCTGTATAGTTTCTTACTCGATCTAATATTAAGTTTCGTGCTGCTTCCGGTATTTGACTTTCCCGTGTTAGTCGATTAGAGTGATTCATCATGCTAGATCTAAGTCCAGAATCATAATCTTCGCTAAACAACTCATGATTTATATTTGTTTGGTGTAAATCAATCTTTTGCAATAATTCATCTAACGTGCCGTGCTGATGCTGTAAGTTAATAATGCATTCATTTATAGTTTGTACGTAAGACTGAATTACCGTAGAATATTGAGAATCTATATCTCTATCAAGGCTGTCAAGTTGATCTCGTAATCGTACCAACTCGGTCACAGAGCTGTCAACCACAAATGATTCGGTCAGGCGCTTTTTTAAGGTTACTAGATCAAAAAGTTTCATCGATATACACCAATTGGTGTATATATTTATTCCCAAGTAAACAAGTTATCAAAAGTAGTGGTAATTTCGGTATTGCCCGGGATGTCCCAGTCTAGTACACCCAATAAGTTTTCAACTTTTTGATTAACAATAGTAGCTTCCATTTCTGCATCATCAAACGGCAACTCTTTAAACCAAGCAGGGATATGACTTTCATCTGTGGGATAGCCAACTGATGTATAACCTAAAGGATTATCTTTCAGCTTGCACACAATAGTTTTCATACCGTCTACAATTGACATGCTATAATTATCGCCGTGCATTCGACGCAAATTGTTCCAGTTCATGGCAGCACGTACATGGCCTGGCATATTTGCTTTACCTAGACGTTCTTCCTCTTTGGTATATTTGGTTAAATTGTTTACACGTTTAGGAGTACCTTTTTCCCAGGCCGGTCTATCTTGGAATGCAAGTTTAAAGTCTCTCACTTTGTTGTAAACATGCTCTTTGGCTGAACCTGTAAGAACATCGGTTAACAAATCACTTAAAAAGTCCTGCACGACCTTGGGAGTGTCTGACCGCTTGAGATCCAGACCCATGGCCTTGACCTTACCGGGCTTGCCGTGTGTGTCTAATCTATGTCCTTCTAGATCATATATGAGAACAGCATAGCGTTTCTTCTTTATAAATAATCCCTTACTTGCAACAAGTTCGCGTCCACCTTTAATAAGTTCGCCCATTGCTCTAGGCACATGACAAGCTCGTTCCATAAAGGCCGGGAAACTGGCGTTGACTTGATCTGCGATTGAGTCATAGAGCTGGGCACAGATTTCTCGGTTCCACTCCATTCGTCCTGCTTCAACTTCGTCTCTAACTGCTGGCCAAGCTGTGAAATAACATGAATCAGTGTCGCCGTAGATGATACTCGGACCGACATGGTCATACTCTCCGAATATGCACTCATTGATATACGCATCCATGTGTCTAGCGATGATCCGTCCAGTGAGCGTAGTAGATTGACCAATCCTTTTATCGAAAAATCTACAACCTGGATTGAGAATCGCTCCGTAGAGACTGTTAAGGTTAATCTTTTTGACCAGCTGTCGCTTGTCCCAGAATGCTTTGTCCTCATCAGTTGTTGCTTCTTTTTTCTTAGCTTGCAGTTCTTTACGCTCCGCATACCACCTCTCTAGTAGTCCAGGTACAACAGCTTTTTGTTCGTAGCTAAAGATAGTTCCGTTGGCACTTAGCATCCAAGGTTGATTGCTATCGAAGATCATGCGCCAGATGTCAGCGGCACTCATTACATCCGATCCGCCGGCTTCCCAATCAACTGTAATTTCTGTACCTGGTTCGGCATTCATTACAGCAGTATATTCAAGACTGCCAAACATGTTTTCCCAGGCATCTGCAAAGCTACTGCCCGAGCTCATTTTTTCTTGAATATACCTATCTGTCATTATCGGCCGGAGTTGGCCGATGATTGACTCTTGTGCCATGTTAAGAGCGCGGATCGCTGACGGGTAGAGACTGTTGATATCGATCGCGCCGATCCAGTCATGCATGCCCCTTTTGGGGAAAGCAACATAGGCACCTGCTGCTTGTGTGTCACCTTGGTCATCTCTTCCTTTCCTGTTAGGTACAACCATACCTCGTTGATGTGCTTCGTTGATAATTGCTTGCTCGGTAACCGCTACGGCTCCCATTGTGGTTGGAAGCAATACTGTATTATCATGTGCAAGTTCATTTGCCAAATCTAAGAAACGCAGTTTCTTGTCTAGTTTGGCCACAAGCATGGTATCCTGCCTGTTGTAGTCAATGAACTTGGGAAAGTCTTTGTTGTATAGTTGATCTAGTGTGCCTTCGTATTGTGTTTTACGCTCATCCAGTTCATATTCGCCAATGGCATCCAAGCTATAACTATGACGTTCCTCGTATGTGTATTTGCGATACAGTTGCATGTAGTCAAGGTGTACACGACCAATCAAATCAAATGTTAGATTCTCAGCACCAAAACGTTCAAACATACGTTGCTTGGGAAGTTGTCCCCACAAGCAGAAACGGCGTGTATCATCTTTATTCAATACCTTGGTAGTACGCATGACCATGTACGGAATATCAAAACCTTCACTGTTCCATCCGCTGAGAATGTCTGCGTCTTCAATTATATCAAGGAATGTAGAAAGTAGATCTTCTTCACGCTCAAACAAAAAACAGTTTTCGTATTGATTACAAATTTCCTGAGCGGTTTCCCAACTATAACTTTTTGGTGGAACAACAAGGGTAACCATTTTGTCCATCCAATCAAGATACACGCTGATAGCAGTGATTGGGTTGAACGGATCTTCAGGCTTACTAAAACCTCTTACCGGATCAAAGTCAACCTCAATGTCGAAAAACGCAGTATGTAGCTGGGGAGAGATCGCCCCCAAATAGTTTTCTTCGAGACAACGGAATACTGGATTAATATCCGACTCCCAAAGTCGTTTGTTAGAATTGATGCGTAATTCTTTTTGGAATTCCTTCTGTGAACGACTCGAAAACCTGCTAACGGGAGTACCATACACAGTGCGAAATTTACCACGCGGGTCATCGTAGTAAAAGATATAGGACGCGGGATATTCTTTGTATACACGTTCACCACCGATACGTTCAACAATGTGGATACGATCCTGATTACGATCATAAAGTGCGTCAACATAGCTCATAAGTTATTATATTATTTTTTAAACAAGAAATCAACCGTGTATTCGCATAACCTAGCGAAGCATAGACAACCAAACATTACTGCCCACATAAAGATGGCCGTACCTACCCAATAACCAAAAATAGTTAAAGCAATCATGCAAGCATCCTTACCAACCCAATCGTATCAATGGTTGTGAGCAAAATGTAGTTAGCCAACATGCCAAAAGATTTCCTAGTCCAAGCAGCCCAAGCATACATAGCACAACCAAGGATCCAAATAGGATATAAAACAAGGAGTGGAGGATTGGGTACCGTAAGCGCCATTGCAAGCGCACATCCAATACTGATAGCCCAAGCAAGGAGCTCAACAACAAACCGTATACGGTTAGATGTCCAATCATCTCGTATCCACGCTATAATACCTGATACAACATTGATCAAAGAGTTTTACCCACGGTTTGAAGAATGGTATTTAGTTCTTCGTTGTCGGCGTTTTCGTCGCCTAGTTTACTTTTGTGTGCAATCTTGATTGCTTTTTTAAGAATGGCAGGTTTGATTTCCATTTCTTCGGCAACAGCTTTGATAGTGTCACTGAGTCCGGCATTAAGGTCTTCTACCTCTTGCATGACTGCCATGCCTTCGTTGATAATTTGTGTCAGTTTAGCTTTTTGTTCAGCCGAAAACATTCTTGAACCCATGGTATGGTCTCCTAAAAATTAAATTATATAGTATTCTTTGTTGAATTACAAGTCTTTTTCGTACATAACAGTATCGCTGTCGCCCAAACGCCATTTGGGATTTTGTTCGACCACGTACTTACGAGTACAGACTTTGAAGTCCGGGAACTTCATTTCAACCGGATTGCTGGCTGCATCAAAGAACAGACAACGATTGTTTGGCTGTGCCGCGTATTGTCCATTATCTAATTCTATAAAGTTAAAGCTTTTGTGATCTTCGGGCCATTCGCTATAGCCAGTATCAATTAGATTGTGATTGGGATGTGCATGATCTACGGTAAACATGTAATTGCCTGGATACATGTTTTTGTCTTTGGCATAAAATTTACAACTTAAATTTCTCAAGAACGATTTTTGAATTACGGTCATGTCGTAATCAAAACAGTCCCATATTTGTAGTGTATCTAAAGATAAAAATTTTTCAGGGTCAAGATTCTCTGTGCGTGATACATACGCATGGAGAGGTAGTTTGTCATAAAGTGCGCCATAAGTTGGTAAGTAACTTTCTATTCTAAATGCTTGTCCACGTATACTTTTTATGCTGACCCAAATACAAGGCTCATATTCTCCATGACCCTTTTTAAAGTCGTATAAAAACTCTCGACGTATATAACAATGAACCGGCGGTAAGTTGGCAACTAAAAATGACATGTATTATCTTTGTATTATTGGCTCACTTTAACCTGTTTTGGGCACGACTCCAAGTTAGGTAGCGCAGCAGCCGCGCACACCGGTCCTAAGGGTGTTCTTATTTTTTAGGTTCGCAAGTACGGGTTCTTTCAACGGTGCCGTTCGGCCGCCGTTCTTCACGCCACTCTGAACACGTTTGAGTTTCTGTTTTTTCGGGCATAAATTTATCTACAGCCCAGTTAGCTGTCATCCAGCCCATGGCACTAAAGAATCCCCATATTAACATTTCGCCGATCATTGTGGCAATCTTTCTTTGATTAATTTTACAACTTGATCACTAAGCAATACTTCATAATGATTGTAATCTATGTCTACTAGATCCATATCCTTACTATGATATCGTTGTGATGCAATTGTTACTACTCCGTCATTTGGTTGTGGAACCCACGGAGCGTTGCCCTTTACAGTAACAATATTTAACCATGGACAAGTTATTGTGATATTATTTGCTTGTTTCATGGCCCACGAATTTGGGCCTACATCACGTAGCAGTCGAGAATAAGGTAAAAAGTATTTTGCTACATCTGCTATTTCGGCGCCGCCATATGGAGTGCTCAAAGTCACTGCTCCTACCACTTTATCCTTGAGCATGTTGGCTAGATGTAAAGCATATATGCCACCTAGGCTATGACAAATGAGAAAAATTTTATCTAAAGATTTGATTTGATCATACATTTCGGCTAGATTATTTTCAAATCCATTTCTACTGTCGTAGTTCACGCAATAGTCATGGCCGCCTATGTGTTCTCTGACGTAATTAAAACTTTCACTAGTGGCGCTTGCCCCGTGTATATACACTAAAATCATTTTTATTCTTTATAGTCTGACCAGAGATTTTCAAATTTATATTGAAAATTTGGCCAATAAGTTTGTTCTTGCCATTTGTGCCATTTAAACAAATAGTCACAATTGGTGGTAGTACTATTTACATGTTTTAGGCTATTAGCCATTTCTTCTAAAAAAGGATTTCCACTCAATCGTAGTGACGCACAATATTCTAATTCTTCAATTGCCCTATCGATGAACTTTTGGGGTAAATTACTTACTCTCAATTCTCTTGGATTAGATAGCTCGTTCCAACGCATTAAAGGAAATTCATATTGTTGAAATTTTTTATATAAATTAGAAAGTTCTAATGCATTGTAGATACTATATTGACTAGTAACTCCTATACCGTGTCCAGATTTATTCTTGGTACAGTCTTTAAGATATTTTATATTTTTTAGTAATAAGTCCCAATTGGCTCCGTGCCTTACATATTCAAATTTTTCTTCTGTAGTTTCAAAGCTTATATCCCATACTACATTATTTTTTTTGATAATCTTTTGAAAAATTTTATTGTTTTCCAACGGAACATTTAAATTTGTAATCACATAAACAAATACATTGTCTTCAATTATATCTAATAGAAAATCATTTTCTTTTTGTAATAGAGGTTCACCACCTAATAGTGCTATCTGTTTAATACTGTCTTTGTTATTTTTGATATTTGATAAAATATCTTGTAATGTATTAGAATAATCTAATCTATCTATATTTTGTTTTTTGAGATTAGCCCATTGACTACTGGCATGAGAATCGCAGTACACACAACTTAAATTGCATGTATTCGACCATCTTATATCCAAGTTCTGTAAATGCTGATCATTGATCGTGTCTAGATGTATTTCTTTATCGTCGGAAATGTCAATATACCAATGTCTTTCACTTCGTGAAATTGTTTTTTCAGTATTGGCGCACTCTTTGCAATTTTTATGATATTCATTATTAAGCAAACTAGTTTTTATTTGTAGCAATTTACTGTCTGCTAATAAGTTTTTTATGCCAACTGTTTTAAGATTACCGAGTCCTTCTGACCCTGCACAACAGGTTTTATATTCGCCCGAGGTGTCAATATGGATATTTGTCCATGGAGCGTAGCAAAAATTATCGCCAATTTTTTGGCTTAATTTTATAGACATGTGTTACTTGAGAGTGGATCGTAGCATCCAAGCATGTTTACGATGTGCATCTTGTCTGTTGGCTATAAAATCGCTATAACCAAATTCTTGTGCTTCTTCGCTCAGTGCAAAAACTACCTTTAACATTTCGCAGATTTTTTCTGAATCTGCTAGTAATTCTGCAATCATGGATTCGGCAGGCATAACACTTGTTTCGTCTTCAATTCTACTCAACATACTAAAACGTTCAAAGCTACCAGGAGTGTAAGCACCCAGTTTACGAATGTTTTCTGCAAATGCATCAATGTTGTCTTGAACTTCTTCGTAGATAGTACCCAGCAATTCATGATACTGTGGGAAGTTGGGCCCTTCCACATTCCAATGAAAGTATTGAGCTTTTAACATGTAACTGTATTCACTAGCAAATATAACTTTGCTAGTTTTGATTAATTCTTCCATTACTACTTTCCTTGTCCTCGGTATGCTTTGAAATTAGATCTTTTGCTTTTGTTCATTGTACTGGTCTTGGGTCTACGACCGCCTTGACTAGTAAGTTTAACGACATGTTTGATTTTTGAATTAGATGTGCCTTTTGCCATTGTTGATCTCCTTATTTCTTAGCTGTTTTTGCTGCGTCTTTCCAATCTTGAGCACTAGGTGCTTTTGGATGATTTTTTGGTCTACCTATACCTTTTTTCTTTCTTTTGTTAACGTAGTAATAAAGTCCTTTTTTCTCTTCATTGACGTCAACACAAATATCTTTACCATTCTTGGTACCAGCATAACGCTTGCCCTTCCAGCAACGTTTACCGTCGGCACCTTTGATAGCTTCTGCTTCGGCTAAAATGTCGTAGCCTGCTGCATCAAGTTGATAAAGGTATTGTTCCATTTCTTCTGAAAGATCTTCAACGGATTCATCTAGGCCCAATCCGCCAGTTATACCGCGAATAATTCGGTCCTTGACTTCGGCACGACCTACTGCGCCCATGTCTGCATTTTTATTTTGTTGATATGTTTTATATGCTTTTTCGGCTGCACCTTTCCAATTGCCGCCTTCGACATCACCGGCTACCTGACCGGCAGTATCTACTACGCCACCTGGCCCG